GATTCAGAGAGGGGATGAGTGCAGATGAGATTGCGGCAATGGATCGTCAGTTTGCCAGTTCTCAAGCAGGATTTTATCGCCAGGCGGCCGATAATTCCAGAGGTCAACTTTCTAATTTCTTGGGAAGAGTTAGTGCGTTGGATAGAGCACGTTACGCAACACAACTTGGTAGTGCTATGGCTCAAGAAAGACGCGCAGCAATGTCTGGTTTAGCGGGAGCAAGACAAGGATTGGAATCTCAGTTGAATGCACAAACTCGTTTTGAACAACAGCGCAGAATGCAGGAAGAGCAAGCATTAGGTCAGGCAATTCAATCCGGTTTATATAATGTGGGTAATGCTGCAACTTTTGGGTTGTATGGACTTGGTAAAAATGCACTAGGTGGAGGTACTGGATCTGAGATGACAACAGAACCAACAGGTAGCTCATTTAATCCTGTAAACCCTGAAAATACATTTTACCCAAGATTGGCGGGGCCTCAGACATCACAACAATACATGTCAGCAGGTGTACCAGAAGGCACAACATCAGATTATTATAACTCTTATGCTCCCGGTTACGGAAGTAATAAATTAAACATGTTTAGAACCCCAGCAAATTTCTAATATGGCGGAAAGTAATATAAACGTAGGATTAGGTATTGGTTTGTCTGGTAAGCTAGACGCTACCAATAGAATATTTGCAGCAGAGCAAGCAGAGGAGCAGTATAAGCGCAAATTAAACATTACTGCACAGAAAGAAAAAGACGACCAAGTAGAGCAGGTAAAGCGCGCGATATTGACAGAAAAGGGAAAGTTTGACCCCTTGGTTTCTCCGAAGGCAAATGAAGACATTGCGAATACACTTTTAGCAATAACCAACGCAAAGGCTCAGAACCCTACCAGTTATATTAACGACGCATATCGATTGTTTGGAGATTTGAGATCGAGACTTGACGACTACAACACAACAAGTGCACAGTTAGCTGATTTGAGAAGTTTAAACGAGAAGCAAAAAAAAGGAGTATATATTTCCAAATCACAACAAGCAGCCTATGATGAAATCGGTAAAGCTAAAAACTACGACGAATGGATCGCATCCCTTAGTAGAAAAGGAATAGGGGATGATTTCTTTTCAATCGATCCATCAACCGGTAAGATGATTACCAATTATGTAGTTGCTGACGATCCAACCAAGTTTGCTCAAAACATTTTTAATCAGCGTAAAAACGAAGTTTTGGATGTTGTTGAAACAAAAAATATAGAAAGAGCCGGCAAGAAGATTGACGAAGTAAGAACCATTACAGGTATTCCAAGAACGAGAGAAGAGGCTCAGAAAATAACTGAAGAAAAGATCAAAAGAACACGCAGCAGTGTTGGTGTTCAACCCGTATATTCTGGTGAAGATATTGCTGAGAACTATTTGTCTGACCCAGCCAGAAGGCTCCAATATACTGATAGATTTCCGGAAACTAAAGGTATGGATGACATTCAGCTGACAAATCACTTCTTGGATAATTTCTACGAGCCGTACAAACCATACAAGGAAAGTTCTAGGTATTTTAATCCTGCATCAAAACAAGAGATTAACATAAGTGTTGGTTCTGGTGTTGGGTCTAGAGCTTTTACTTATATTAAAGAAAAAACAATACTTCCTGACTTGGCTGAAGGTAAAGGAATACAAGTGGAAGGTAGTGCATATTCGAATATAGGTATTTCAGCAAAATCAGCAGGTAGTTATTTGAATAACAAAGTAATAAATGCAAAAACAGGAAAAAGTTTAACCGTAGGAGAAAAGGACGGTTTAACTAAAACCATCAATTCGAATAAAAATAAAAATGTAACTTTTGGTTCTATTTATACTATCAAAGTCGCAACAAAGAGCGATGGAACAAAACGATATTTAAAACCAGAAGATAAACCAGTATCGGGAGAAACTGTAAAATACGAACCAGTAGTAGAGGCTTCATTTAGCGATTTAGATTTTGAACCAACAATTGAAAAGATAACAACAAAAACAATATTTTGGCCGTTATCTGACGCTAAAAGAATTATAGGAAACCAAGTAATGAATAAAGAAACAAGATCGTCTTGGGATGCATTGTTGAAAGAGGTTGAGTTACATTCTAATGCTCTTAATAAGAGCATTGGAAAGGTTGAGTAACCCTTTGTTTTATCGATGATTTTTGCTATATTTGTAATATGGCAGAAGACTTCGACTTCAACAATTTAGGTACTCAACCGAAACCAAAACCTGTTCTCAATTATCAGAATTTATATGACGCTTTAAAGGGTAAAAGCTTTCCTACTGCACAAGAAGGTATCAAGTTTGGAAATAGTTTTATAACTACACCTAAAGACCTCGAGACGTTTCTTTCTAACGACAAAAATCAACAAAAATTTTATGAGGCGTTTCAGAGCAATCCGAAATTCAAATCTTTTGGATTAACTGACGCTTCTCAGTTTAAATCTAAAATTGACAAGTCTAATGGTTTTGCGTGGATGCCGGCAACCGCTAAACCAGAAAGCAGCATAGGTCTTCCTGAATTTGATCCACAAGAAGTCAAGTCAAGAGTAGATAACGGCTTTGCTAAAATCGCAGCTCGTGGGTTAAATGTAACACCTTCCGGAGTTGAGTTGACGACACCTGAACAGTTTAAGGAGTTTACTCTTGTCGGTGCTGAGGAGTATGATCAGTGGAAAAAACAAAACGAAGGAAAACTGGCACAGTCTGGAATTAATCCTTTTGCTTGGGACAGAGACTTGACACAATACAATCCAACATCAGAAGAGATTTTTCAAAAGCAAACAGAAGAAGAAGCACAGCGTCTTATCACAGACAAGAATGCACAAGCAGTAAATACAATTATTGCAGATTTGGGAATTAAACCTGAAAATATCGGAGAGATTGCAGATGAACAGTTTAAAGATCCAAACTACTCGTTTAAAGTAAAAACCGAAGCATACGGGTTTGAATCAGAAGCAGCGGTGAAGGTGGAGAACATATTTACTACCCTTACCCAACTTGGCTATAATGAAGAAGAGGCTTATGATTTCATAAATAATCAACGAGATAAGTACAGACAAACTAAGTTCAAACAGTTAGATTTGCAAAAGAACCAAGAGTCTGTAAAAACTCAATCACAAGCAACACAACTTAAAGGAATCAACGTTTATCAGTTAGATATGGACCAGAAAGGTTTCAATATGTTGAACGATAAACAGAAAGCTGTAGCTAATGAGTATTCTAAGTTGGATGATTTGAATCTCCAACTTCGTCGTATTCAGAGTAGAAAAGGAAACGCATTTGAAGCACAACCTGAAGTCGAAAAATTAAATTCTGAAATAAAAGCTACACAGGAAAGAATTAAAACTTTACAAGTAGAAGCAGACGCTGCTCCAGTTACCTTGTATGATCCAATTCAACGACTTCCTGTTGAACCACAAATTGCAGCACAAGCAATAGCTAAAGCAAATCAAAAATATAACGAATCCTACTATCAAAATAATCTTCTTGGTAATATCAAACAGGATCGTAACACCTTATTGTTAGAAACTGAGGAACTCAGACAAACAATAATTGCACAAAGTAAAAAGATTGAAGACGCAACCAGTCGCGGAATTCAAATATCTCCTCGTGAGCAAATCAGCCTTTCTGCAAACAGTAAACTATACAACGACAAAGTTGCTGAATTGTTTGTACTTAATAAAGCAATTTATACCAACTCAAATCCTTTGAAAAGAGAGAATGCCAATTTTACAGGTGGTGTTGAACAATATGTAAAACAATCTACATTTGGTGGCTTATCTCAGAATACACTCGGTCTTCTTAGTAGCGAAGAAGCCAATATTATGGCTGGTAAAATGAAGAGTTATGGGTTTAATGTGAGCGCAAAAGACCTCGAAGCAGGAAAAATGGGCGCATTTGAATCCTTTGGTTTTTCATTAATTCCCATGTTGGGAACTATGGCTGAGATGGCAGTATATCAAGCAATGGGTAATGTTGCATCTGAAGCGGTAGCAGGTACACGACTTGTTACTGGAGCCAGAGAGTTTCTAAAAAGTACATACGGAACCAATTCATTAAGAGTTAAGGCTTTCGATATTTTTCTTAAAGAGTCATTGACAGCGGGAACACAAATCGGTTCATACGTTTTGGCTGATCAAAGCGTTGCCGGTGCTGCAGGTGAGATATACTCTGAAAGAGCATTTGAAAAAGTAGCAGCTAAACAACAACTTGAGAAACTAGCAAAAGGAGGTAAAGGACGTATTTTATATGTTGTTGGTAAATACTTAAGTGGAGCCGGCGGTGAAACTTTATCAGAGACTGCTGGTACAATTGCAGATGAGTTTGCAAATAACGGCTATGATATTCGTGCAGCATTTGACTTGGCTACAGAAGAAGGTCAGTTGGGAACAGTTGCTCTTGCTTCTTTATTTTTAACTGCTCCTGGGGATATCAAATTGTTAATGAAAACCCAGACAAAGTTCAATGAGTATTTGATTAAAAAAGCAGGTGTCGATGTTGATCCAGCAATTATCGAGATGAAGCGAGAAATAGATGCAGCAATCGACAACTACAGTAACGCACAAACAACTCCAACAGAACCAGTTCCTGTTGCTGACGCATTGGGCGAAATACAACCGGTTCCGATGGGTGAAGGTCCGATCGAGGCTCCAGAAGTAGCGGGGGCCTCAGAACAACAAATTCCCCAAGAGAAAGTAGAACAAACAAAACAAGAAGAAAAACTAGAAGTAGAAAAAAGAGTAGCTAATCTAGGAGAAGTATTCCACGTAGTAGAGAACGACGGAGAAGTTGAAAAGCAAGTAACCTATCGCTACGATCCAGAAACCGGCAAACTACAATCAAAAGGATATACAGATTTCAACGATAAGTTCACAGACGTAAATGAAGAGTTAAAATCTCAAGTAGAGCAGAAGATGAAAGAGAACGGTATGTTGTCTGCATCCAAGGCTTTAGAGATTGCAAGAAAGAACTTGAACATTGACGACGACAGTCAGTTGATTTGGAAAGACGGTAAACTACTTTACAGTAATGACGGTGCTCGTAGAGTTACTGAAAAAGGTGCTGAAAGTACAAGAAACGTTGTTAAGACTGCTTTCGAAAAAGTAAAACAAAAGAGAGCAAAGATAGACGAAACTGTATTTAAAGATACTGATAAGATAGACACCAACGATTCCGGGTTTAACGTAATGGTTGGAGCCATCAGAAGAGCGTTTGGTGGTAAATTGAGATTGGACTACGGTTCATTCTTTTTCAACGGTGCTAAAATCAACACAGACGGTCAGCGCGGTGTACCGAGACTTTCCAATTACATGGCTCCAATAATTGAGGCATTTACTAAGATTGGAAATGGTGCGTCACGAGTAAACACTGTAGTTGCTAACATCATAAACTCAGAGTATTTTAAAAACTCATTTACACCTGAAGACATGGTTGCATTACAACAAGGTGGATTGGTTAATGATGCAGCAATGAACTTGTTGAGCAACTTGTTGATTAATGAAGACGCAGTATTGTCTGAGGTGTTCAACGAGGACCCAACAATGATCCGTGACTTCAAGGCTCTTCGCGAACAACTAAACGCATATGCTGGAAAAGAATTTGTAGGTACTGAGGGCAAGAATTTAACGTATGCTTACTACAACACTCGTATTTCTGAGACACGTTCTAACCTCACAGAAGGCGAACTTCAAAAAACAGGTAAAGAGTTTGCTGTAGCGCAAGAAGAAAAGAGACAGATCCAAAACATAGCAATGTCTGCACGCGGTGAAGAATATTCTCCAGAAGAAGTTGCAGCCATTCGATTCAGCGAAGGTAAAATCAACGCTAAAGAGTTCTTAGATATCGTTAAAGAAGATACTACAGGATTAACTGAGCAAGAAGTAGAAAATAAAGCAAACGCAAAAGCTGCTGTACTTAATGTGGCTCAAGACTTTGAAACATACAAGTCTCGTAAAGAGTCGCTAGCAAAGAGCCGTAAAGCCAGAATCTCTAAGATTAAAAAGATGGCTTTAGACAATGTGTTTGATTTTCAAGTGTTTGGAGTTAAACCACAAACCATCTTAGGAAGAGCGGTTGCACCAATTGTCAAAGGTAGAAAATTAAGACAACAAAAAGACTATGCTGCAAAGCTAATGAACACTCAATTAGAGTTCTTGGCTATGCGTGCAGGTTTTGATGATGTCGAACTCGAGCAGTTTATTGACACAATGCTGACATTTGAAAAGATTGACGAACAAGCAATCCTTCAAGTAGCAAGCAACATAATTAGTAGTAAGTCCGGTAGAGTGGCTTTCTCCAGAGAGATGAGTAACGACCCATCCTTCCAGTCCGACAAAGGGTTTGGAAGAAAGTACTTAGCTAAGTTTGACGAAGACAATGGTGTGGACCCAACAATGTCTTACTTCTTGAGAGGTTGGTATAAATCTGCAGCAGGAATGTGGATGTATGAGCAAGGACATCCTGACAAAATTATGACAAAAGAAGGAGTTAGTCCTTCCAACGGTCAGGTTATGGATTTGAAGGATTTGATTGACTCTGATAAGTTCTTTGAATTCTTCCCGGGGCTTCAGAACCTAAAAATAAAATTCGAAGTAGCAGAAGGAAATCCAAACACTGCAGAAATGCAAGGAAGTACATTACGAGTAATATTACCATCAAACTACACCAATGAGATGTTGATATCAACAGTAATGTCAGAAGTAAGAGATATTGCAGCACGCGAAGCAGGATTACCGTCTCAACCGATCGTAAAAACTAGCCAAGAAATATTCGATGACTTCTTAAATCTACCGGCATATAAAGACACACCTAGAGCTGAGAAGTTAAGAAAGGCAATAGATGATTTTAAGACTCTCGACCAGTCAGCAATGGAAGGAGTTAATGGGTTGGTTATTGAAGTTATTTTGGATCCCAACTATAAAGTAACATCGGAAGCCGCAGAGTACAGAAAAGAACTTTTATCCGACCCAGAGATGAGAGCAATGCTCAATGATTTGGCTGTAAAATATAAACAAAAAGAGTTTAAACAGCAATTTATGAGCGATGTCGGATTTAAAGCAGATCCTGTTGGTAAGTCTATAGATAACGACTATCTGACTATTGCTACAAAGTTGTTTAGAAAGTTTCCAAATCTTGATCCTGAAAGTTCTGTAATGGAATTGATTACTTCCCTACAAGACAACGACAAAAACTTTAAAACAGATGTCCTTGGTTTATTGGACGTATATCTGAAAGGATCTACGATAAGTGAAGTACAAAAGGTAAAAATTCAAGAGTTTATGGATCGTGTGATTTATGAACTCAAAACAGGAGCAAATACACTTACAGACATTGGCTTAATTGATTTGATGAATGATGTCTCAGATCCCGCGTTTAAAATTTTAGCCACTGAGCTTTCAGATTTGGAATTCGGTAGTGTGTATCTATCTACTACCGCTACAAATACGAGTATTGCGTTTGCGTTGTTGTTTGGTGAAGGTTTGAGTTCTGAACTAGAAAACGGAGAAAATGCAATGTTTAATACAATGCAAGATGTCTCTGTTGAAAACAAAATAAATAGAATTATCGAATCACAACCTGGGGAGGTAGTTAAAGAGTTAAACAGAATTCCTGAAGAAGTTCAAGCTAAAGCGGAACAAATGAGAAAGGAATTGGGCAGAAATATGGAACTTGCTCAGGACCCGACAAGTGAAGAATTTAAAAAAGCATTTGGTGATTCAAAGGTTGTAGACAAAGAGGGCAACCCCATGATAGTATATCGCGGAACCAGCGATGTATATGGTTTAGAAAATGATCGTATTTTCTACACAGATAAGCCGATTAAAGCGTTCTCATATGTTTCACAACGTGAAAGAAAAAAAGGAACATCGATCAGAAACGCATATGTTAAGATCGAAAACCCTATCGTAATCGATGCAGGAGGAGTTAATTGGAATGAGTTAAAAATTGATGGTGTTTATTACAATACCGACAGGGTGTATGAAGTTATTTCACAATTCAATCAAGGAAAACTTCCAGATCAATTAAATGCTTCTTCTGTTAATCCGTTTGTTAATCCTTTGTACAAAATGGTTGATGAACATGCTAGAACAACAGGAAAGAATCCAGACGGTATTATATTCAAAAACATAAAAGACTTCGGACCAGGTCGTTTAAATAATTATGTTCCTGCTTCGATAAATGATACAAAGTTTTCTGGTAATGTTTATGTTCCTCTTTCTAACGAACAAGTATTTGTAAAAGACAACACCCTATTCTCACAAGACTCGGTTATTCGTGCAGCAATCAATTTAAAAGAGGACGGTAGCGCAATTATTTATGCTGTGACCGATCCTAACGTTTCATCTCCAATCCACGAAATGGCTCACTTATTGGAGAATTATTTAACCGATGCCGAGAAACAAGCGGTTATGGATTTCGCGGGGGAGTCAGAATGGAATACAAATACATCAGAAGCATTCGCAAGAGGGTTTGAAAGATTCCTATACGAAGGACAATCTCCAAACAAACAGATGTCAAGAGTATTCGAAAAGTTCCAACAATGGCTAACTGAAATCTACAACGCATTAGGTCTAGAAAATCTTGGTAAGGAGTTGAATCCTCAAATGACAGCCATCTACAAAACAATCTTTGGAGAAGGAGCAACACAAGAAGAAACAATCCAGCAAGACGAAGATCAGGAATTACTAGATATCATTGAAGCACAACGCGCGAACGGAGTAGATGATGAATCTATCTATATGGGGTTGATACGTGCAGGGTATGCTCCACAGGACGTAACTGACTTCTTTAATTCCTATACTAAACAAACAGTAGCCAAAGCATTAAAGAAAGAAGGAACCAGTGCAACCAAAGATATGGCCCGCGCGGTTGAGATGGATGCTGTTACGATCCGTAGAACGGCTGAGGAGATTGTTAGCATATTGCAACAAATGGATCCTATTGAAAGACAAGCAATGAGAGCAGTACTACCCGACACTGTTAGATTTTCAGACATTGCTCTTTACGATTTGATTGCTACACTTCACGATAAAATACAGTCTGGTAAAGATGGAAGTGAAGAGTTCCAAAAAATAATGGAGGTTGGAACCAGTGCTGGTAGACTTCTTCAGAGAATGAATGAGTTGAAACTAACAACCGGTGATAGTATGGTTGCAATGCTGATGAAACAAATAAACAGCAGAGGAAGAAAGTTAGCACCAAGAGTAGAGAGTAAATTGAAAGACTTGGGCGCAGAGATGGACAAGGCAAAACAAATCTACGAACAAGCAAAAATAGATGCTCAGAACTCCCCAACACAATTGAGCAAAAATGACCCATCTAAAACCAATTACCAATACTACACAGAGGCTCAAAACAATTATAAAAATGCAAGATTTGAGTTCTTTAAAGAATTGAAACCACATGTCAGAGCTGAAAGTCTAAGTGAGTTGTATAGTACATTAGTTCGTGGTAACTTGTTAACAATCGGTTCGTTTGGAATCAACTTGACATCAAACGCGGTAAAGAGTGTCGTAAACATTCCTCTTAACTTTGTTGCCGGTGGGGTGTCTATGGTGAGAAGTGCCATATTTAAAAATACAAAATACGAGAAACAACTTGGTGATAAATCTTTAAGTAGAGGATTGGGTTATTATGGTGCTATTCGTAAAAGTTTAGGAAAAGCTACAAGTGAGGCAGTTAAAGCATTCAAATATGGTTCAGTGATAGAAGATGCTAACGGACTTCAAGTAAGTAGAGGCTTTAATGGTATTCGTGCGTTTAGAGACATGTTTGGTATGATTAAAGACTTTTTAACAAACAAAGACATGACTCAAGAAGAGTTTGCTGAAAAGTACAAATTCTTAATCAAAGAAGATAGCGGTCGTGTTGGCACAAAAGATAAAATCCTACGGGTCATGGAGGGCATGTTTGGTATTGCTGCAGAGTTGAACTTTAGAGCACTTGGTGGTCCTGACGCATTCTTTAAAACCGCGGCTTACTATGGTGCGTTATTTGAACAAGCAAGAATTAAAGGATTGAGTGATGTTCCAGAGGAAAAGTATGGGGGGCTGTCAGAACTTCAATTCTTCATAGAAATGAACTCCGACTACAGTAACGCAGAAGCTATGGAAGAAGCATCTAAATTGATTTACGCAAATGATGGTGTTCTATATAAAGGGTTATCTTTTATTATATCTGGCTTTAATAGAAAAGGATCAAGTGGTAAATTAAATTTTGTACAGAAAGCAGCAAACGCATCATTTACAACATTACTACCATTCCAAAAGATTCCATCGAACGTGGCAGAAGAATTTCTACAATTCTCTAATCCCGCATATTCAATGATGGCAAGTGGTTGGTTTTATACTGACTCTTTCAACACGGCTAAGAAAATAAAAAATGCCAAAATACCTAGCGTAAAGAAAAAACTAATTCAAGAGTACAGAAGACAATTGAGAAATGCAGATATGTCTCTTAGTAGAGCAATTGTTGGAGGAACTCTACAAACTGCGGCATTTGCAATAGCAGAAAACTTCGCATTATCTGGCTCTGCATCTCCAATGGCAGGTGTTGACGATAAAGAAAGAAGATGGAAAAAAGAGTTTATGCCAGCCGATCACATAAACTTGACACTGTTGATTGAAAACATGGGAAAGGACAATAAGAGAAAGGAGTGGAAAAAAACAGACGAAATCAGACCACTAAGAGAATTTGGTGTATTCGGTGCAATGATGTCGATGTTAAAAACACAGATGGAAAAAGAGAATAGAGAATACTCCGGTTCAATCAACATGAGCGACATTAACTTGAACGTAGGAAAGAATCCTGGGGTATTCACAAACTTCTTTGGTATGTTCCCGTATTTGTTGGATCAAACAATGGTTAAGAATATCGGAGATTTGTTTGAGGTGATTTCGAGTAAGGAAAAAGTACCGGTTGCCAATTTCATGTCTTCTTATTTCAACACGGTGGTTACGGCATTTTTCCCAAATCACTTAAACACTTTGACAAAATTTGGAAGAGAGTTTGAAACCGCATACAAGGCTTCACCAGAACAAGCAGAATCGATGGGGTCTTCAGAGTTGAGTTTGGAGTTATTTATGAACAAAGTGAAAGAAAAAGCACCTTGGATGACCGATGCAGAAGACTACATGCCACAGTATGATATATTCGGAAAACCAGTTAGACAAACAGGTAATACATTGGATCCAATAGGTAACTTGTTTGGCTTGACACCAATAAGACGTAAACCAGGCTTAGATCCCGATTCTTATATCTTCCAACATCAGTTGGCTGTTCAAGAAAAGGCAGCTAGTCCTGAAAAAGAACTAACATGGAATGATTTGGTATTTATGCTTTTCTCTACCGGATACAATAAAGACGTTATTCCTTCAGATGTTCCTAAGAGTGTAACTAACGACATAGGAATCAAAGTTAGCCTTACAGAAGAACAACGTAACAGATTCCGTCAAGAAAGAAGCGCATTGAGAGATCCCTTGGTTAAATCGATAATTCAAGAATCAAACACCGAACTTAAAAAGATGTTAGATTTGAGTAGTGAATACAACATGAGCGAAGACGGAACACCAATAAGGTATGGAAAAAATCGACAAATGTTGGGTCATTACTTGCAGGCTGAGATTTTGAAAAGTATGTACACAAGTGTTGATCAATTAATCAACAGCACATTGGGTCCACAGTTTTTGAGAGAGGGGTACGAAAAGTTGACACCAGAAGAAAAGAAATACATCGACGAGGTTGTTACTAAAGAAAACATACTCGGTGGAATGTTCAAAGAGATAGAACAAAACGACGAACTCCTACAGAAACTTAGAGAAGTAGGTAAGGATTTGAGAATAATCTTTGGAGATATGTATGACAAAGGAACTAACTACCAACCACAAGGAATAGACGATGGACCAGGTATCGAAGGAGAAGGAGGAATAGACAGCGGACCGGGTATCGAAGGCGACGGATTCTAATAGAGGGGGGACTTCGGTCCCCTTGTTTTACTCGAATAAAATATTTATATTTGTACTATGGCATTATCAGTTAACCCTCAGTTGGAAATAATCAATACGAACGACACAATTTACCTTGTTGACGTTACTGGAGATTATAATGCGGTGACAAACCCATTTGGCTGGGGGTCTCCGAACGAAAGTAGAGCCTCGTTAACAGCAATAACAGCGGCAGTCGAATATCCGGACGGACAGACAGCTTCTTTGACATTAACCGGAACCACATTTGACGACGATACATCAAGAGCCTATAATGCTTCTTCTTTACAAAAGCAGGACGGAGTTTATAAATTCGACGTTACATATACTATTAGTATAAATTCTGAGACCATAACTAGTCGGGGTCTCAGAGACAACACCGTTAAATGTCAACTAAGAGCATTAGCACTAGGAGATACTAAGACAAATGATTACTCAGAAGCAAAAATGTTATATGATAAAATGCATACAGCGTTTGAATGCGGAGAGTGGACTTTGACAAAGGAGATTTTAACTGAGTTACAACTCTTCTTTGATGATTGTGGATACACTAAAGTAAGGTGCGGTTGTGGGTGCTAGTTATAATCAAAACGATTTCGTAAAGACTTATTTAACTCTTCGTGAGTTTGTAGCCTCTCAGGAGCAGAGTAGAATCAATGCTGCCAAATATGACGAGCCCTGTCACAGCTACGATGAAAATATCCAATTAGCTTTGTTCTTTTTGTCGTGTCTTGGGGACATGGAGTGCTACACCTTAGAGGAAAAGTATAAGTTAATCTCAAAGGCTAACAGACTTTCTAAAACTGTACAGCATGTCCCGGTGTAACCGACGCAGAGATCGACGCGTTTATGCTGACAGACGAAGGACGCTACTTGTTGTGGCAAGCAGATCTTCCAGAAGGATCTCTCTTGTTTGACGATTTGACATTCCTTGTTTATTATGACAATGGAAAACCAGTATTAATAACTATTTAAAATGACTACGTTTAATAAAAATATTTCAGACCTTTCGGCACTTCCTTCTTTGGATTCAGCAGCCGACAAAATTGTTGTGATTGACGCTACGGACAGTAAACCTAAATTAATTACACCGAACGATTACAATACTGCAGCAGGTATCTCCCTTAAAGAAGATAGTGCAAATAAGTCTACAGATTTAGTGGGGGACTCAGCATCAAATGTCAAGTTCCCTACAGTAAAGGCTGTATATGATTACATCGTATCTGGCTTGGCTTTAAAGGAGAACACAGCAAACAAGTCTACAAATGTAACTACCGATATTTTATCGGATGTTAAGTTCCCGACCACAAAAGCTGTGGCTACATATGTTACCGGAATTGCTGCAGGAAAAGAAAACTCACTAGGCTCTGGAACAACTGCTCAGTATTTGAGAGGAGATAAGACATTTCAAACATTAGACAAAACAGCGGTAGGACTGTCAAATGTACAGAACGTGGACCAAACTAACGCTAGTAATATTTCAAGTGGAACCTTAAATGATGCTCGTCTTTCTGCCACAGTACTTAAGACTAGTTCTCCCGCTAACTTAAATAACCAGCCTCTTTACAATTATAAAAAGAATATATTTGCGGTCGCTGCATCCGGAACCTTTCAGGTTACTAATACTCATCATGGTTCTGCCATTGTTGTTGGTCATCCTAGTGGAACTGCTAGTATTACATTTACAGCAACGGTAGAAGCCGGAGCAGAGTTTGATATTTGGATTAATACAACACAGAGTGTTGACTTTAGTTGTGTTCCGGGTATGACAGTTTATATTTCAAATGGTGCAAGTGTTACTAGTCCATCTTCTTATAATATCCCAACACCACAGAGAGGTAAGAAGATTAAAGCATTCTGTCCAGTTGCAAACGTGATTTTATTAAGTGGAGATGTAATCTAATGTTTACAAGAGAGCAAGTTGAAAAAGCTGTAAAAGCCAAAGGTTATAGGTACTTCGAGAACGGAGACTATAATGTAAACGTAATCGGTATTCGTAACAGTTTACCGGGTAAAAAAGTTACAAACGTGTTTGATGATTGGATGACTATCTCATTCAAAGTCAATGGGGTATGGCAATTTTATATTTGGAGTGCTACAACCGATCCCGGCAAAGCTCCTATGCTCAAAGGAAACAATGGAACAGGTACTGCTCGAGTAGTTCCCGGTCAATACCCTGGCTCACATTTTATCCGCAAACATCAGGGTAAATACGAGGCTCTTTGTCAAAAAGGACATCTTAGATTATATCGTGATGCAAACAAGGATTTGGTTTATGATGAGACCAAGATTACAGATAGCTACAACGACGGAATCAACATCCACAAAGCGGGTCAAGATTCTACATGGGTGGACGGATGGTCGGCTGGATGTTCCGTGTTTAAAAGAGTTAAGGATTTTGATGAATTTATGAGAATCTGTAAGCAGGCAGCCACAATTCACGGAAACAGTTTTACATACACAATAATTGAATCTAAAGACATATAATGGCATTTGAAGTAACCATACAGCAGATATTGTCTCAAGCCAATGAGCTCAAGCGGTTGTATGGTATTACCAAGAATCAAGATTTTAAGGATCAAGAGAATCGATTAAGAAAAATAGCAATCGATCTACAGACTCTTGAAAACTTTGGGGGGACTCCGAACCTACAAGAAGTTACAGATCAGGGATCAATAACAACAGACGCAATAGACACAGGAGGAATAACATCAGACTACTTTCAGGCAGACACAACTGCTACTCCAACATTAACTCCAGGAAGAATGGCTTGGAACGAAGTAGATGGAACAATGGACCTTCGTTTAAAAGGAAACAATGTAACTCTCCAGTTAGGCCAAGAAACGGTGGTTCGTGTAGTAAATAAAACCGGAGCCGATCTTTTGGAATCTGAATATAACGTTGTCAGAGTAAGAATAGCATCAGAGGGCGGAGCACAAGGTCAAAGACTAGCTGTAGTATTGGCTCAAGGTGATAGTGATCCGGACTCTGTTACTACATTGGGGATTGTAACTGAAAACATCAATAACAACCAAGAGGGTTTTATAACGGTATTCGGTAACGTATCCGGAATCAACACTACGGGTTCATTACAAGGAGAAACTTGGGTTGATGGAGATGTGTTATTTCTGAGCCCAACAACTCCTGGTAAATTAACAAAAGTTAAACCCACTGCTCCAAATCATACCGTCGTAATGGGGTATGTAATTTATGCACACGCAAACAACGGTAAGATTTTTGTGAAGGTCGATAACGGCTACGAAATCGGAGAGTTGCATGATGTCAATACTAGTTCTCAGACAAGTGGTCAATTATTGAGATATAACGGAACAGTTTGGGAAAATTGGACCCCTACGTTCCTGACTTCCGAAACAGATACATTAAATGCGGTTTTGTCTAGAGGTAATAATAGTTCAACTTCTATTTTGTACTCAGGAAGTAGTGAAGCCATACGACCTACTGTAGATGGTGTAGGTAATTTGGGGTCAGGTAGTTATAGATTTGGACAGTTATACGTAAGAAATATTAATTCAGGTGTAAATACTCTTGATTTATTCGGAGGTAATATAAATTTTTCCGACAACAACGGAAACTCTAGAATGAGAATTTTTGGAGGTAGTGGAAATGTATTGGTACAAACTGGAGGAACTCTGACAGATGCTGGTTACAAATTAGACATACAAGGTACTTTTAGATCTACAGGAATTGCGTTGTTTCAGGCACTTACTCGTATCAATTACGACAATCCAGAATTACAATTAGCTGACTCAGATGCCACAAACAGGTGGGCCGGAATTAATTTTCAAACAGCGGGAGGAAATTGGTATTTATCAAGTGGGGATAGTAAAACAGGAAGTAATGCTAATTTGTTTATAACTAGAGGTTCGGATGGACTATCTAACAGGTTTGTATTTAATAGAGACGATTATTCTTTTGGGGTTTACGATAGTACAAATACTCTAAAGTCAAGAGTTTCTGCTTCAGGTAACAGTTACTTTGTCGGAGGAAATATAGGAATAAATAATACATCTCCCCAATTTATGTTAGATATACAAATGTCTACAGCTAGTCAAGGGCTTGTAATTAGAAGGCATAATTTATCTAGTCAATATCTACACATACATGAAGCAGATGGCTCCTCACATAACATCGTAGCCGTTGGGGAAAAGGATTTTAACGTTATAAACCAAGCACTTAATTATGGTTTAAATTTCCAAACTTCTAGTACTAGTAGAATGTATATTACCGCTGGTGGAAATGTTCTTATTGGAACAACTACAGATTCAGGTTTTAAACTAGATGTTCAAGGTACTATTCGTTCTATAGGAGTAATTACTGCAAGTGGTGGTACTTCTACGGATTGGAATACAGCATATTCTTGGGGCAACCACGCATCTGCTGGCTACACTCCACAATCTAGAACAATAACAATAAACGGAACAACTTTTGATCTGAGTGCAAACAGAAGTTGGACAATAGCAACAGGAGCGACAGCATTACAAGGACTTACAGATGTAAATGCTCCAGCACCAAACAATGGAGATCTTTTGAGATTTAATGGTGCGACAAACAAATGGGAGAACTTCTCTGGATATACTGGTACGTTCTCGGTTATGACTAATCCACCGGGCCAGCAAAACTTGAACATAGAAAACGGAATAATAACCTCAATAACATAATTATGAAGAAAGATCCTAGATTAGAAAGAGCGGGAGTTAAGGGGTTTAATCGACCAAAATTAACTCCCAGTCATCCTACTAAAAAAGCAATTGTTGTAGCTAAAGAAGGCTCACAAATTAAGACGATAAGGTTTGGTGATCAGAAAATGGGTCACAACTATAGTCCAGAAGCCAGGGCCTCTTTTAAAGCAAGACATGCTAAAAACATTGCTCGTGGAAAAATGAGTGCCGGGTATTGGGCCGATAAGTTTTTGTGGGCAGGATCTAAAGGTTCAAAAAAGAATCCTCCCAAGTCTCAGAAAATTGTAAAAGGTAAAAAATAACCACATATGAAAAAACCATCCAAAATGACTAAAAAGACCACTAAGGGTTCAGCTAAGAAAATATCTGAATATGGTGGCATGGAAAAGTATGCATCTAAGAAAGCCGAGATGAAACATGAAAAGAAAGAGGGTAAGAAAGTTGAGGCTAAAGAGAAGATGATGTATGCCAAAATGAAAAAGAAAAAGTAATGAGCGTAGCCAAGAAAACCAATCCTTCTCTTTGGGAAAAAGCTAAATCGCAAGCCAAGGCTAAAATGGGTGGTAAACACTCAGCAAGAGCGATGCAATTAGCGGTTAAAATCTATAAAGAGAAGGGTGGTGGCTACTCGGGTCCTAAGTCTTCATCCAACAAGCTAAAGAAGTGGGGGTCTCAGAAATGGAGAACCAGCGACGGATCCAAATCAGAAGGAAAGAAAAGATATCTACCAGACAAGGCTTGGAAGTCTCTTTCTCCCGGAGAAAAGGCAGCAACAAATAGAGCAAAATCTGCAGGAAATGCTAAAGGAAAACAGTTCGTAGCACAACCACAGAAGATAGCTAAGAAGGTTGCAAAATTCAGAAAATAGTAGTATATTTGTTATTATGGAAAATATAGAATCAAAAACCTTAGACTATATTGCAGGATTCAGTCGTTCTACGGGGATTTCTGGAACAACTGCTGTTACTGGTGCGTTTCAAGGTTTCATTGTAAATAAGTCTGCGGTTATCGCTGAGGTTTTGGATGATAAAGGAAACGACATTACAAACATCTTAGGATGCGGTGGTGGATTTGAATGGGATCCTCCTGCTTATTTTTCAATAGGTAAGGGTGGTTTTATTAGCTCAATCAGATTAACATCCGGTGCAGTAATTGCTTACGGTTTTGCTGGGGGTCTCAGCACCAACTAAAAAAATAAAATAAGATGATAGGAATAGGGTTAGGCCTTACAACAGTAAAGATTGCTCAAGTACCATACGCCAAAAAAGTCGCAAAAGCATACGAAGCTCGTGTGTTAGCAGACGGAGGTACAGTAGAGAGTTTGCAATGTTTTACTAACTTCGCTATATCTTGGGGTGCTTCTCCTATAACTCCAGTTGCGCTATCTGCAACTACAATTACATCAGATTCATTTGTAGCAAATTGGGAAGCCGTTGCAGGTGCTTCATATTATTTATTGGACGTTTCGTTGGATTCATCGTTTTCGTCTTTTGTTTTACAAAATCAAGTTGTTAATACTACTTCTTATACCGTAACTGGTTTGAGTTTAGGTACAACTTATTATTATAGAGTTAGAGTAGATGCTTAGTAAATATTCAAATATTGTTTCTGTTACTACGTTAAATTTCGTCGGGTTGCTCGATTTATATCCATCAGCATCGGTTGCTTATTCGTTGCGAAAATTGTCGTCAACTTATACGGGTAATGCTATTCGTGTACGTAGGGCAAGTGATAACACAGAGCAGAATATCGGTTTTGATGCGTTGGGTAATTTAGATACAACGGCATTAACTACGTTTTGCAGTGGTACAAATGGCTTTGTAACTACGTGGTATGACCAAAGTGGAAATTTAAGAGATGTAACTCAAACAACGGCAACCAATCAACCACAAATTGTAAGTAGTGGTGTTATTTTATTAAGAGATGGTTTGCCTTGTGTACGTTTTGATGGCTCAAATGACCGACTTGTTACACTAAGTAATTTTACAAAAATAAACCAACCATTTACAGCTGTTAGCGTGTCAAAAGAAAACGACCAAAATGATGCTATTATTGGGTCTTCCACTACATTAAGTCCATTTGTTCAATACACAGTATCAGGAAATTTTACATTATTTAATGGAGTCAATTTAAATAGTGGTATTCCTCACGCACTTAACAACAAAGTGCTTTCAAGTCTTTCAAATAATACAAATTCAAGAATGTGGTTAAATCAAACACCTGGATTAGTTGGAAGTTCTGGTACTAATGGATTAGAAAATTTTGAAATTTCAGGATACTATAATAATTTTCAATATTTAGGAGGTGATTTCCAAGAAGCAATTGTTTGGGCAACAAATCAAAGTAGTAATATTTTGACAATTAATCAATTAATTCAAAATTACTATGGAATTGCTTAAAGGCTACAAATACACCACCGAAATCGAAGCAATTGACGCTCAAAAGGCGTGTAATGCTTATTATGGTATTCCAAAGTCCCCCGAAGACGTTACGCAAAATTGGTGCGGTTATAACTACGATATAAGCGGATTTTGGTATATTGTTTACGATGAATCATTATTGCCAATTTTAGGAGAACCAATTGAAATTGAAATAACAGAAAATTAACCATGTCACTATTTAACGAAGCATCTTTTATATTAATACCAAGTGGACATGAAGCTGGAAAACTTTATGCCGAAAAACCCATTGATGGTGATGGAGATTTAACGTGGACACGTAATTCAACTGCAAATCGTACTAATTCAAGCGGATTAATTGAATCAGTTGGGGCGAATGTTACGAGATTAGATTATACCTATGGTAGTTGTCCAGCTGCGTTGTTAGAGCCACAGAGAACTAATATATTCAGATGGAGTGAAGAGTTTGACAATTCGAGTTGGAGCAAAACGAGTTTGTCTATAACTCCAAATTCGATAACTGCTCCTGATGGTAGTACTAACGGAATGTTAATAACTTGCAACGGAACGACGGGAATTAAAAATATTACTCAAAACTTATCGGTTGTAAGTGGTGTTAACTACACTGTTTCAGTTTATGTAAAAAAAGGGAGTGGAGATTATATACAAATAACAAGTACTGCAACTTTTTTTGGTTCAAGTGTTTTTGCTAATTATGATTTATATAATGGTGTAGTTGGAAGTGTAGGTAGTGGTAATATTGCAACATTAATTGAGGATGTAGGGGATGGTTGGTATCGTTGTGTTTTAACTGCCACCGCTGTTAGTACTGGTACATCAGCAATTGGTTTATATCCAATACCTTCTGCAACATCGGGAAGAGCACCTTCAAATACATTAGATACCACGTACTACATTTGGGGTGCACAATTTGAACAAGGTGCATACGCAACAACGTATATTCCTACAACCAACGCAACTGTAACAAGATTGGCTGATACAGCAATAAAAACTGGTATTCAATCTTTGATTGGTCAAACTGAAGGAACTATATTTTTAAATACAAGATATTATTCTACTGGAACAACTGCTTCAGGTCGTTGGTTTAAAGTTTTTGGTACAAGCAATGAAATAGGTCTTGCTATTAATGGAGTTAATTCTGTAAGGTCGATTATTAACAACCAATCAGACACTATATCCACAGCACCAACATCAAACAATGAATTAAAATTGGCATGGGCATATAATTCATCAGGAGTTGTGTTGTTTATTAATGGTATTCAATATTCTATACCCAACGGAGGTTCACAAGTAATATCATCACTTGATTCTATTTTGTTTGACGCTTCGACTAATCCACAATTTGCACAAGCATATATATATGAAGCATCTGTATTTTTAACTCGATTAACAGACGAAGAACTAATTTTAAAAACAACATTATGATATTCGCTAAATATTCATTCCCTGAAGGTATATGGGAAACTTTAAAACCAACTATTCAAAACGAAGAACAATATATTGATTGTGCAGTAGTAGAAATAGGACATATTTGCATAACAACGGACGAAGAAGGCAATTGCACCCAATCAGACCCTAATTTTGCCGTAGATATTATGTGGTACGGGGATATTCCCGAAACGTTTAACGAATACGAAGTATTCCCAAATCCCGTTGGTGTACATACATTCAGCGGATGTGAAGATTTGTACCTAGAAAGATTTAATCAGTTTAACGGATCATGAAAACTACTATCTTATACGCAACGACAGCCCTTGCTTTTATTGGGTCGTACTTTTTTAACCTGACCGCAGATAATATCGAGCAGTACCTAGCGGTAGTTGCCGTGGTATTTATTGATGGATTCTTTGGGATCATTGGTGGAATTAAAACCGAGGGTTTCAGAACCAACAAAGCAATCAAGGTTATTAAGACTCTTATGGTCTGGGTATTTATGTTAACAGCTATTCTGATGATCGAAAAAGGATTTCAAGGAACGTCTTGGTTATCTGAGACTGTTGTGGCTCCATTTATTGCATTCCAGATGGTATCTGCTTTAAAGAACGCTCATCGTGCTGGGTTTATTAAGAATGAACTGTTAACAATAATCCTTGAGAAGATCGACCAACATAAAAGCTAATGAAGAACTCAATTGTGGGGAAAAATAAGCGTCCGGGGTCTAACAAGGCTACTGGGCGTGATTTATCTTATCAAAAAGAATACAACAAAAAACCCTCCGAGGTAAAGAAACGAGTAGAACTAAATCGTGAAGCTCGTAAAAGAAAAATCTACGGTAAGCGTCATGCTAAAGGTGTCGACCTTAGTCACACGAAGACCGGAAAACTTGTGGTAGAAAAACGTTCTACCAATCGTGCCCGTCAGGGATCAAATGGAAAATCAACTTTAAAATAAACTATTAAACTATTACTACTATGGCAAAATCATTAATTCAACACATGCGCGAAAGAAACGCGATGCAGCAACCTAAACCCGTAAAAAGTAAAAATTCTAGTTCGACTGTTGACATTGCATTAGATGCGGGTTCTTTTATACCGGGACCAGTCGGTATGGGCGCATCTACTATTGGTGCTGTTAAAAATCTTTACGAGGGAGACTATGAGGGGGCCGCATTGGACGTTGCAAACGTTGCTACCGGCGGTGCGGCAAAGTATGTTAAGGCGGCATCTAAAATGGCAAAAGCAGCTGGGGTAACAAAAGTCGCATCAAAGACAGCAAGACAGTCAAAAGTACTACTTAAGGCAAGTGATCCAAATATATATAAGAGTGCTGGATTGCTAAGAGATGTAAACAACTTAAAGTTAGGTGGGCAATCAAGTAATAGAGTACCTCAAAGGGAATCTACTTACGTTACTCCTAAACCACCAATTACAAAAAAAATAACAAAAAGAAATAAACTACGTCTGTAGTCTAACTTCTTTCCAAACCTTTACTGCTTTTCCGTTAATATATTCAATTACCGGAATCATCTTCTTAACCGTCTCAACTGGGGCGGTTTTTTTATGCTTCTCTGCTAGGTGTTTGTGATAGATCTCACATGAAATCACGGCATCAAGTAAGTCGGTGTTATCTACTAAGTAATTCTTAGCTTCTTCTATCAACTCTTTAAAGTAAACTTCGTTTGCATTCTTTCTGAGATAATCAATAATATATGAGTTCGCGCGTTCAGCGGTGTGATCATTCTTATGCCATCCCCAAGCAAGGGTATCGTTTACCGTAGACGCAAATGTCTTACCAAGAGCAGAAGGTCTTCTTGCCAATAAGTCGGTCCTTTTTCTTTGTTTGTAGTGGTCGATAATAACTCCACCGCGGTTTGCTTCCACCAACACCTTGGCTCCACCATAGGAATCCTGAAGGTTGATATTGTTTTCCATTATAATATCTGGATCCACAGCTCTCTCTTTGTAGTGAGCCACATATCTATTGGTGTCTATGTCCTTAATTACTATTGCATTCTCCGAACCATCGTTTAACTTATTACTAGTGAATGGAATAGGGTCCATCCCTGCTATGTATATATGGTCTGGATTGTAACGCTCGAGAATCGAAAATTTACCATTGCGATTGGGTATGATGTTGAATATGGGAATCTCAGAGACTACAGAACGCACAATATTGGCCCTCTCAATTGGTGGGGGGTTTCCGAGTATAATCCTTTCCTGCTCATTCAACTTTTGAATCACATCTTGAGGTAATGCACCCTTAGCGTTACTATTAAACACCTCTTGAATATCCATAGGATACTGTTTGATAAAATTCTCTAAGTGAGATTTATCATCTAGCTTATCCAAGTTGTCCCGAGTCTTCTCAATCCATTCTCTGGCTTTCTTTTCATTACTCCAACCGTTGGGGCAGAAGTTAACAATATTACCGGTCTCTCTTCCTTCTTTGTCTAGTTCAGGTGCAGCCATAATTCCCATCCATCCGGGAAGAAATACGGTAAGCATTTTAATGATCTCGGCATTCTTCCATAACTCCGCACCTTTCTTCTGACCTTCTACCGAGGATTCCCCGGCACTTCCTCCCATAACAATCGGTGCTACCTTCAAGAAACCTTTCTTAGAACTCGCCTGTGCAGAACGATAAACTTTATCAGCCTTTGGGTGAAGGAAGAACTCATCTAAGAAAATATGCATTGCACGATATGCTTCTAATGCTGTAGGACTATCTACTGTTTCACGAGTTACAATCTTGGAGTCAAGGCCAGATATAGTACCGGTTTTAGTATCTAGTTTACCCATGTGTAAGTAACCAGCTTGTCTTGTAGAAATTACACCAGGTCTGATAAACTCATCTAATCCGTCATACACAACACGGAGTTTGTCTTTGTACATTTCTTCCAAACGAGTTTTATCTGCAGATGTCAGCAGAGATGTAGAACCCGGATGTGTTAATGCAACCCATGTGGGAATAATACCACCGAATGTCAGAGATAGACCGGCCTCGCGTCGCTTAGTAACCATAAGGTCCCAACTTGTTTTTCTTGCATTATCGTAGGCTCCGTAAATAAGGTCATCAAGATCACGCCAAACAGGTTTCATCCTGTAACCAGTCGCGTCTTTAATTGTAGCCTGTGTTAATGCGAAGTAGTGTGGACCAGTAAGACCGTAACGACCCTCCATCCAAAAGTCTCTTTCATTACCCCACCAGATGTCTTTTTCTTTTCTGGTAGCGTTTGGGTTTAGTCCATGTTTCTTGAACCAAACATCGTAATCGAACTTCGGGTGTCTTGCTGCAAGCGATGGTAATATTTCCATGTAGTTTATTTTTTAGGTTTTGTTGAGCCCATTCTGTCAAGGAATGATGATCCGTCGTCTTCCTCTTCGTCTTCGCTAGAACCAAATGCTTCTAACTTGGCTAATTTCATTGATTTGTTGATCTTATCTCCGGCCTGTAATAACTGAAACAAACTCTTAAAATAGTTATCATCAACTAAGTCAAGAGTTCTATCTTTTACTGCTTTGGTAAGATCCTTAGATGCTTCTACAAGAGTCACGTATAAATCCTTTGCAGGATCCAGGTCTTGTATTTTTAACCTGTCCAAGAGATCTTTCTCAGACAGGTTGTTTTCTTTCATGTATTGTTTTATTTTCTCCATGACTTTCTCTTAGATTTTAGATCCTTGAGTAAACGTTTCTGAGCCTCGATTTGCTTTTGACAATTATTGGCTTCGATTTCGTTATTATTTTGAGAATAAAATTCAAACCAGCAGAATAATTTCTCTAGTTTGGTTACTTCGTTATGGATTTGATCTGATAAACTATGCATGCCTTGGTAATTTAGGTTCTTCTAATTTAGGTTCTTCTTTTGGGAAATACTCGTCCCATTTCTCGATCATGTGTTCTAAGTACCACTTGGCCTTAATCAGATCTTCTTTGCCGTTCTTGTCTTCACAACGCCAAATGTATTTGATTATGTTTCCGGTATCTGTGGCTATAACACCTGATTTATTAACTGTTGCTGCTTCGATTGCGTCAATGCATTCAACTTTGCCCCGTTTGTAGTGACTTGGATTAATGTTGTCTTTCATGTTATGATATTTTACCGTTTGAAATTCTTAAATTGTTAACTTTAAATGAACCATCAGATTCCACGATCACAAATGCAAATCCTAAATTCCATTTGGTATAGGCGTATGGTCTGTACTCTGGAGTAAGTTCACATAAACAACCTGTACTGTAACATACTGTTTGCTCACCGTGTAGATTACTTTCGGCATGTTCGGATGTGGTATGGTGATGGCCGATAATTGCAGATGTTTTGGCTTTTGTAAATAAACCTCTTGCCGGATTGACAGGACTGAATGCTCCTCCTTGGTCTTCGTGACCATGTATTACTGTCAATTTACCCAACTTAATCATCTCTCTGTTTACAACCCGTATTCCGAACTCTCCGACTTTAAGTAATGCTTCCAGAGACAAGTCTTCGATATCACTCATCTCTCTAGCGTTTCTTAAAAGATAGTGACGCATTCTTTCCTCATGGTTTCCTAGCTTATAGTATATTGGAGCATCAGGAAATAAATCACGTAGGAACGAGAAGAAGCTTCTACCCATTTCCAACTCCTCGGAAATCCTCGGTCGTTTGGTTTCTTTCAAGAATCTAGAAACATCATAACAATCCAAGATGTCTCCATTTAAAATAATGTGTGTAGCACCATTATCTACACCATACTGTAGTGCAGAAGCCAGTGCCTCATCGTTTTGAAATGGAATGTGGATGTCAGAAAGAATAAGATATTTTCCTTCTCCTAGTTGTAAATGTTCGGGGGCCTCAGAACGAGAAACAATCCCTAATTTCTTAAGACCTTCTTGAATAGAAGAGATAGTGGGTTGTTCAAAGTGACCAGAGTTTTTAGCTGCTTTCCTTGCTCTTTCTCCATTGGCCCCTTTGTAGTAACGAATTGTTGCTCTTGCTGCTTCTTTAGTTGCGAACAACCCCTCTTCTTTAGTGAAGATCAACTCGGCTAACATCTTGTTTGGTAGGTCCGAGTATTTTGCGATGTAGGATTTTACTACATCTTGTTTCAATGAATTCATTTATTTATACATTGGTGAGATGTACAAATATACTGCTTTTATCTGAAAAAGTCAATAGACTTCCTGATGATGTAGTAGAGGAGATAGCCTGTAATATATACGATAAAAATTACCCCTATGTGTTTAAATAAATCTTTTGCGGTCTTTAACCATTCTGGCTCCCGATAAACAACTTTACCGGGTACAGCAACTTTTATTATAAGAGTGTCGTGAATAATTGTGTCAAATGGCTTTACATTGACCCCAAACAGGTTTCCTCGTTTGAATACAATGATACGTTTGGTTTCATAGAAGGTGTCGTGTAAGAAGATAAACGAATCCTTGTACTCGGGGATCCGGATTTTAGTTTCTTTTAGGATTGTGTCTGTAACAATAATTGTGTCTGTCTCAATTAGTTCTGGATACCAAT